AGATGAATGGGCATATAAAACTAGAGAAGAGGAAGATATAGATAATAATTATGATGGATTTGAAAAAGATACTTGATGAATGGAAAAATGATTGTGAAATTAGTGAATTACATTTAGATGAAACCTCAAGAAAAGTTCCTATTTTACACTCCAAATATTTAGACAAATTAATGGAAGCAAAACTTATACTGAAGAAGTGTGAGTTTGAGCAGAAAATTCTTTTAAAACAAAAATGGTTATACTATAATGGAAAAATGGATCAAGATGAAATTGAAAAACTAAAATGGGATCCTGATCCATTTGACGGATTAAAAATATTAAAAGGTGAAATGAATTATTATTATGATGCTGATCCTGAAATACAAAAATCAGAAGAAAAAATACAATACTATAAAACTATTGTTGACTCTTTAATAGAAATAATAGATAACTTAAAATGGCGACATCAAACAATAAGTAATATAATTAGATGGAAACAATTTCAGTCCGGAAATTAGATCATTCGAATTTGCACGTTGATTGTGAATACGGTATAGCTGTAGAACTAAAAGAGTTTTTTTCTTTTTATGTTCCAGGTTATAGATTTATGCCAGCATTTAAACGTAGAGTTTGGGATGGTAAAATAAGATTATATGATACTAATAGTGGTGAACTACCCGGTGGATTATACCCACAATTAAAAGTATTTGCTGACACAAGAAATTACAAATTAAAAGAAATAAGAACAAAGTATGGTTTAGCTACAGATATTAATATTGTTAAACCAGAAGATATATTTTATTTTGCAAAAACATTAGATTTACCATTTGAATTAAGAGATTATCAATTTACTGGTATATCACATGCCATAAAACAAAAGAGAGCAATATTATTATCACCGACAGGTTCTGGTAAATCATTAATAATATATTATTTGATACGTTGGTTTTTAGCTAATTATAATCAAAAAGTATTAGTTATTGTACCTACTACAAGTTTAGTAGAACAAATGTATAGTGATTTTGTAACTTATAATATGCCCAAGAACATGGCTCATAAAATTTACTCTGGTAAGGAAAAAAGTGATAACGCTAATATTTACATCAGTACATGGCAATCAATATATAAATTACCTAAAATGTGGTTTGAACAATTTGGTGCTGTATTTGGTGATGAATGTCATGGTTTTAAATCAAAATCATTAATGAATATAATGAACAAAGCTACAGAGGCAGAATATAGATATGGTACAACTGGTACTTTGGATGGAACACAAACACATGAATTAGTTTTACAAGGATTGTTTGGAAAAGTATACAGAGTAACTACTACTAAAAATTTACAAGACAATGATACACTAGCTAAATTAGATATACATAGAATAATTTTAAATTATTTAAAAAAAGAACGCGACGACTTTGGTAAGAAAACATATCAAGAAGAAATTGAATATATAGTTGAAAATAAAAAAAGAAATAACTTTATAGCAAATTTAGCTGTAGATCAAAAAGGTAATACATTAGTTCTTTTTAATTGGGTAGAAAAACATGGAAAACCATTATTTGAAATAATAAATACTAAAGTAAACGAAGCGCGAAAAGTATTTTTTGTATCTGGGGCAACAGAAACATCAGATAGAGAGGCGATAAGAGGTATAGTTGAAAAACAAAAGAATGCTATCATTGTGGCCAGTCTTGGTACTTTTTCCACTGGTATTAATATTCGTAATCTTCATAATATTGTTTTTGCTAGTCCAAGCAAATCACAAATCAGAGTATTACAATCAATTGGAAGAGGATTAAGAAAGTCTGATAATAACAAAGCAACAAAACTTTTTGATGTTATAGATAATTTATGTAATGATGTTAATAAAAATTTTAGTTGGCAACATGGGAAAGATAGATTGAAAATATATGAAAAAGAAAAATTTAATTTTAAAACATACGAAATAGAAATATGATTAAAGAAAATATAAGACATTTTAAATTAACTACTAATGAAGAAATAATATGCGAAGTTGTACAATGGGACACGAATGAGTCTTCTGCCATATTAATAAGAAAAGTTATGAAATTATGTGATACTTATAATATAAGTAGTGGTTATAAATTTTTTAGTTTTAGACCATGGTTATCCTTTGCTGATGATCCATTAATATTACAAACAGTTAATTCAGATCATATTATTGGTGAAACAACACCTTCAGATGATTTATTTAAATTATATGAAAAATCTATTGTTAAAATGAATAAATTTTTAAAAGAAAAAAGTAAAGATTTGGGACCCATAGATTTAGAAAAATATGATCATTTAACAGATGAAGAATTGCACGAAGTTTTAGAAACAAAAAGATTGAAAGAAGAACAAGATGATGAGGATAGTGATGAACCAACAAATATTTTACAATTTCCAAAAACATTTCATTAGTATATCCCTACCTCCCAAATACCTTAATTTATTATATACTAATACTTAAAATTTGTAAAGTATTATTTTTTGTTTTTATTTAAAAAAATATGTGTTTACAAATGGTTTTATTTATTATATAATTTTACTATTAATGGAGTAAAGTGAATGGCTAGAAATAAAAAGAAAAATATTCATTATGTTAATAATGCAGAATTTTCACAAGCCGTAGTCGACTATGTTAAAATAGTTGAAAATGCAAAATCAAAAAATAAAGAAATACCCAAAGTACCAAATTATGTTGCGCAATGCTTTTTAAGAATAGCTGAAGGATTGTCACATAAAGCTAACTTTATACGATATACGTATAGAGAAGAAATGGTTATGGACGCTGTAGAAAATTGTTTAAAAGCAATTGGTAATTATAATTTAGAAGCTGCAACAAGAACCGGAAATCCAAATGCTTTTGCATACTTTACTCAAATTACCTGGTATGCTTTTTTAAGAAGAATAGCAAAAGAAAAGAAACAACAAGATATAAAAATGAAATATTTAAGTTCTTCAGGTATAGAAGAATTTATAGTGTCAGATGAAAGTAGTTCTAATTCAGTAGTTAGTGCATTTGTAGATACTTTAAAAGATAGAATTGAAAAAGTTAGGCACACAGATAATCAAATAAAAGTCTTTGAAAAGAAAGAAAAGATAAAAAAGAAAAGAGCAGTAAATACTGATTCAGATTTAAGTGAGTTTATGACATGAACAAATTTCCCGTAATATTAATGTTAGTTGCTGTAATAGTTTTAGTATTAGTAACCGTAACAGTATCTTTAGGTATGACATGGAATGATAAACCAGTGTTATGTATGGAAAGATCAATGGCTATGGAAACTACAAATGGTAGAAAAGAAATACTAATATTTGAAGGTTTACAAACAACTAAAGTAAGATCAGAAGATGGGTTACAAGATAAAATGGAAATAATACCAATGTCATTTTATTTTAATCCAGCAACAAATACATATACAATGTTTGAATATCATTTCAATTATAATATATATTGTGTTATAAGTCAGGGTGTACAAAAGAAATAATGAAAATAGCTATATTGAATGATACTCATTGTGGTATAAGAAATTCTTCACAAATATTTTTAGATAATGCAAAAGATTTTTATGATAAAGTATTTTTTCCAGAATGTGAAAAACAAAACATAAAACAAATAGTTCATCTTGGTGACTATTATGATCATAGAAAATTTGTAAACTTTAAAGCATTAAATCATAATAGAAAATGTTTTTTAAATGAATTAAGAAAACGTGGTATGATTATGGATATTATTCCAGGTAATCATGACACTTATTACAAAAATACAAATGATTTAAATTCATTAAAAGAATTACTGGGTCATTATATGAACGAAGTCCATATTATTATGGAACCAACTGTTATGGAATATGGATCATTAAAAATGGCACTACTTCCATGGATCAATCAAGAAAATTATGATCAATCAATAAATTTTATAAAAGATTGCAAAGCAGATTGGTTGGGTGCACATTTAGAATTGATGGGTTTTGATATGTTAAGAGGTATACCAAATAGACATGGTATGAGTCCTAATATATTTAAAAAATTTGAACAAGTTTTAACAGGTCATTTTCATACAGCATCACAAAAAGAAAATATATGGTATCTTGGATCACAAATGGAATTTTTTTGGTCAGATGCACATGACCCAAAGTTTTTTCACATTTTAGATACTGAAACAAGAAAAATACAAAAGATACAAAATAAACATACTTTATTTGAAAAAATACTTTACAATGCAGAAAAAATAGATTATAATAAGTATGATGTATCTAATTTAGATAACAAATTTGTAAAAGTTGTGGTAATAAACAAAGGTGATAGTTTTGTTTATGATAGATTTATTGATAGAATACAAAGTAAAGATATATATGAATTAAAAATAGCAGAAAATTTTAGTGAATTTATTGGACAAAATATAGCTGATGAAGGTTTAGAAGTTGATGATACACCAAAACTTATGGACGATTATATTGATGGTGTTGATACAGATTTAGATAAAGATAAATTAAAAATTAATATGCGTGATTTAATGACAGAGGCTCAATCTTTAGAGATAGCATA